CGAACTTCCGTTGCAGTTTTCGTATGGGGTCTTTAGCTTGACAGTACTAAAAGGTATTTCCGCGTCTGTCAAGCAACAGTTTTCGCAACAGCAATTTCCCATTGTTCCCATTTAGCAAATCTCCACGCCGATCCAGCGATTACCAACCCGGAAGCAAATCAGACTAGCCCCGTTGGCAATTGCTGATCCAGCGTTCAAAACCTCAATGTCTGACCCGAATAAATTCGACAACACCCTAGCATCTGAAATCTGCTTTGCCGATGCCGTCCCTACGCCCAACGTGGTCCCTGCCCTAGCCGTGATCGTCGACGTAGCCACCGCCAAAATAATATCCGCATTCGATACCAAATCCGACTCGATAGAGCCGCTTGGCTTCGTCGCTCCGATCATACCAAGCAAGGATTGGCTGTCGGCATTGTTAAAGGCGTAAAGCGTTGTGTCGGCCATTTAGGAAGTCCTAATTATGGTGTTAAATTCGACTTCCTTCTTGCACCGAAAAACCAACTCGGCTGGGTCAGTAGCTTTTGCCCCTGAGCCGTTTAGTGGGCCTACCATCGGGAAAGTGTTGGTCGAGTCCATGTACCGAAGCATCTGCCCGCCCGACTTGTAGAACGGCCCAATGTCGGCCCGCTTCTCATCGTGGGTGTCTGGGTCATAAGTGACTTTGTACTTGGCCCGCCATGCCGCATAGCCCGCATACGAGCCTAATTCGGCCTCTTGGACCTCTAGGAGTAGGGTTCTAGCTGCAAACGTCTGGCCCAATGCCGTGAACGCCGACTTGTTTACAATGTCGTTTCGGTCGAGAAAGTCCTTGAGCTTCAGCCCTGGGTCATCGAACTGAACGAAGGAAAATTGGCAAAAACTCGATGTATCCGTCAGCGGTTGATCGAATGGCGTACCGGCTGAATTGACTGGGTATTTAGCTGGCGTAGATCGGTCTTTGGCAAGGACCTTTTCTTTCGTGACGAACGAATCAATTTTGAAAATTGGTATCCACGTTGCCGGGTCTGGATTCGCCTCTGAATTCTGTTTCTGTTCTTCGGTCCCCGTTTGGAATCGAGCCGTGACCAGCCAGTAAAGAGCGTGTTTTTCCTCTCGATCGCAGTCCACGCTATCGCAAATCAAGCCTAGTGGCCCGTAGAGCAATCCGGCCCGAGGGAGTCCAGGCGTATCGTAAAGGATGCTCTGGCGATTTGATGTAACCTGATCGGTCTTAACCCGATAGTTCCAAGTTTCTCCTAGGATCAACTGAAAGCCTTGGCCCTTGCGGGCAAAGCCGGATCCCTTGCGAAGTTCCGCGCCTACCAATTCGTTAGCCATTACCTTGCCCCCGCTAGTCTTGGTGCCGTCAATGCAAGTTCGTTAGCCTTTCGGGCCTCAACTAGCATTTGATCTTGGTATTTCTTCCGCTCTGCTTTTTCCGCTGCGTCGGTTCGCTGAGACAAGAGGAACGCTGCCGCCTCTTTGGATCCGGCTTTTAAGGCAGGGGCTATGTTTTTGGCAATGTCTGCCGCCGGGTCGGATAGCTTTTGCTGGACCTGGGCCTGTTTGGCTATGTTTGCCTGCCCCATCGATCCGGCTTGCTGCTCAGGCGTCAATTGAGCAAACAAAGCCCGTAGCCTTTGGATTTCCGCTGTTGCCTTTTGCTTATCGGTCATCATTTCTTTTTCGATTGCTGCCGATTCGCTCATCGCGTCTTTGCGTTGCTTCTCGGCATCAACCATCTTTTGCATGTTCTCAAAACGCTCGATGTCTTGCTGCTTGTAGCCGTCTCTAGCCTGTTTTTGCCGCCTTGCTTCATCGTCGCCTAGTGTGAGCTTGTCGTATTCTTCGCGAAGCTTGGATAGGTCGCCAAAAGCCTTTTTTTGGAATTCGATATCAGCCTTGAGCGTGCTTACCCGAACATTCTCGGCCCTGGTTCGCTCCATTTCAGCCTCAGCAAGTCGCTTTGATTGCTCGACTTGCTCAGCTTTCTTTTTAACTATTTCGCCTTCTTGGTTGGCCGCCCTAATTAACGCCGCTTCCCGGTCTAACTCCGCGTCTTTGATTTCCTGGCTCTTGTCTAGCGTCGCATTAAGGCCATCCATTACCGCGCCGACAAGACCGGAAGTTATATCGAGATTGCGAACCGACTTGGACGCGCTTTCAACGGCGGTTCCGATACCCGCAAAAAGCGATGCGTAGGCATCGGAAGCTAGCTTGATGTTGAATCCGATAATACCGCGTTCGCCGCCACCCTCGCCTCCAATGCCCTCCCTAAGCATTCCAGTGACTTGCTTGAGCATCGGCATCAAGTCAGTACCAAGACTGATCGCTGCCGCCTTGATCTCTGATTCCATTTTTGCGAATTGGCCCGACATGGATTGCGATAGCCGCTCGTTCATGCCGAAGAATAGCCCTCCCTCCGATGTGGCCGTCTGGAATGCCTTAGCGACCATCTCGGCGGATATCTGCCCATCTTCCATTCGCTTCTTTAGCTCGACCATGCTGATACCAGTGGTCCGGCTTATTTCCTGTAGCGGGTTGAATCCCGCATTGACCATCTGCAAAACTTCTTGCCCCATCAATCGGCCGGCTGCCTGAGTCTGCCCGAAGGCTAACGAGAGGCTTTGGAACTTGTCGCGATTTCCAAGGCTGATCGCCGCTAGCCGCTCAAGGTGCTGAGATACCCGCGTTGATTCAACACCGAACTGCATCAACGTCTGCCCGGCCCTGGCGAATTCGCCGTAATTCAGCGGGCTTTGAATGTCGAGAAGTTTGAATTCTCTCAGGAGCGTATTGGCCCTAGATGCCGATCCCGTCATGACCTCGAAAGCGATCGCGTTATTCTCAAGTTCCGTCGCAAGCAAAACGGATTTCTTGATCGCTTGAAACCCCGCCGCGATGCCGATGTATTGGCCCGCTGCCGCCTGAAGTGATCGAAGCGATATTGCTTGACCGTCAACCGTCCTCGATGCGTCTTGCGTCGCTTGGGCCAGTCGCTTGGTTGCTGCCGTCTGTTGCTCGGTCTGTTGAGTCGCGATACCGTACTTGGCGATTAGGTGGTTTTCAGCCTGAACGAATTGCGTAATACTGATAGCACCCTCACGCAAGGCCCGCTCAAATAGCCCCATGTCACGCCGGAACTTATCGATCGACGGCTCTGACTGCTTTAGCGTAGCCGTCATACTACGCAGTTCACCGCGAAGGAATTCGCCGCCGTCGGCGTTCATTCCGATTCGGATATTCGCTACGTTGATCGTCTGTGCCATAGCTACTTGCCCCCGAATCCGAACATCGATTTGACTTGGTTCGCCATCGCCTTACAGGACGCCGCCGACTGCTTGAGAATCGACGCTGCGCTAACCTTGGGCCTGTAGAAGCGATCCGGCATAAAATCCGATGCGTCTGGCGGTTCTTCGTCGGCGCGTGCGTAGAGGGGCAAATAGAGGGCTTCCAAGAGCTTTGCAGTCTGCATCCACTTTTCGCCCATAGGTTCTACCATGTCCCAAGCTAGCCATTGATTTAAGGCCCCAGCGGGCAGGCTTTGCATCCACGCCGCCGGATCCTGGATTCCCCATTTCAGGCAGAGCCGGTACGCCACTTTTAGGCGTCGGCTCTTTCTGATTTTTTTGCAAGGGCCTCGATCTCCCCTTGGTCGTACTTGTTGATCTCTAGGCACTGATCGTAAAGAGGCCCGACAACCGACCTAGGGAGGTCTCGCAGTACGTTAGGATCCGTTACTACCCGCTGCCCTGATTCGTCTCGCAGGCAGTAGGCAACCATCACCCGCCGGTGTGCTGTCCAGTCATAGCCCTTTTTGGTCTGCAATTCGACCTCCATGTTTGCCGCATCCGATTCGGATAGCTCATGGATGTAGTATTGCTTTCCCTTGACCGTGACAGGCTCGACGGCCAAATCACGCTTTGCCAGTGCAAGGAAATCGTCCTGGTTACTCATCGTCCTCTTCGTCCTTTGCTTGCGCGATTGCTTCGAGTGCTGCCTTAACAAACGTACGCGAAACTTGCTCAGGTCCAAGCACTTTGGCTGGATAGCCTTGGATCGCTTCGAGTTGCATTTCGAGCGAAGCGATTTCGTCAGCCGTCAAGGCATCATGCGGGAATTCGAATATCGCTAGAATCTGTGGCGATTCACCAAAGGGCAAATAGCCGACAAGTTTACCGCCAACGCGGATCTGGCACTGGTTCAAGTCCCGCTCGATCCCAGTAGCCAACGAAATACCACGCTGGCGATTCAGTTCAAAAACCATCTTCGATCATTCCTTAGGCAGGGGTAAAAGTAATATCGGTCGCGCCGTCGAATTGGAGCTTGTACGAGCCCCTCATGACTTCGCCCTTGGCAAGCTTTGGCGTTTTGACTTCCTTGACGAAAGCAGTCCCCTGGAACGATCCGGCCCCCGGGAGGGTGACCGTAACGGAAATTCCAGCGTAAGGCTCCGAGGTTGGAATCATCGCGGTTGTGATCGGAATCGCCGCCCCGAGCCAGTTAAACACAACGTCAACCTCTGGATTCTTCCGAAGGTCCGAAGGCCGAAGGGCCTCGAATCCGGCTGTGTCGAGACTCGTAATGTCGAGCGTATCGACGCTAATCGTCATTTCCCCGATCGATACTACCTGGGTAGTAACCAATCCGGTCCCGGAAATCGTCGCTCCGAGTCCGGTGTCTGCAACTGTCAACGCTGCCATGTTTAAGGCTCCTTGTAATGGACAAGCATATCAAACGAAACTATGTACCTGTGCTCCTGGTTGCCGTCTGTTGGCGGCTCCTGCATGTATTCATCGCCGGAATCAAAATCGATCCCGCAAAAAGTGTGTGAACTGACAATGCCCCGAAAGGCATCGATTCCAGTGTCTCTGATCGCTCGACTGATCGCGCTTGCTGTCGTTCGCGTCAGTGCGTAGCATTCGATGGTAAATCGTGCGTGTGCAAGCTTGCTGAGGCCCTGTAGGTGATTGTCGCGTTCGGTCGAAGTGACGTAGTAAACCACCGCCGGAAGCGTTGCGTTTTGAACCAAGGCATCCGGGTACATACGCTGCCCGATCAACGTAGATACTGCCGAGTAGCTTAGTAGCTTGGTTCGCAATGCTTCGCCGATCGCCGACATTTACAGTTCCCCGCTCACAACGCTGATCGTCCTTGCTGCCGCTTCGCTCGACCCGCTGACAACCTTGAGGAATCGCACCCCGGCCATCACTTCGGTATTAAGCGAAACGTACCGCGACGCCGCAACAGTCACCGCGTATTCGGTCGAGCCGTTGTAAAGAGCGAAAAAGTTATCGCCATCGGTCGAGGCTTGGAACTTAAATTCAGTTCCGGTTAGCGTCGCTGGCGTCCTGAGTGCAAGCACCGTCCGACCGCCTTCGATGGTAATCGCCGTCGATACGGTCCCGCTCGATGCAATCGTAACGGTTCCGGTTAATGAAAGGTTCTTAGCCAATTCGTAACTCCTTTACTTCCTTTTGAAGTTGATTGACGAAAGCCGCTTCGGCCGCGCCCGAGGTCTGACGATACGCCCGCATGGGTGCGCGTTGCTCTTTGGGGAATGTCGCGACGGTCGCTTTCGATCGGTTGATTCGAGTGTATTGCCGTCCAGAACGGCCCGTGTAAATAACAGGCGATCCGGGCTTGCCCCAATGGTATCGCGTGTAGCTTTCGCCCTTGCGGTATGGCATGACGAACTGTTGTTTATTACCCTTTGGGTAGGTTGCTCCAATGACAACGCCAACGCCGCCCTTGAATACCTTGTGATCGAAATGCTGCTTTGAGTCATTTTGATAAGCCGCGTTTTGCTTTAGCTTCTTCGACCATTTTTTTCGCGAGCCGCTTTCCCGCGATGATCTTGCATGGCCCTGGCAAGCCGCTGCAACGGGCTTGGCAAAGGCTCCAAGGCATCGACCGAATGGAGCGTTGCGAAGCATCAAGGGGATTTGGCCGATCTGCTTTATAAGATCCTCGTTGATTTCAATTTTGGTACTCATGGCAACACCGCCGAGCAAATAATGTCCATGTAGTTTCGCAAGCCGTCGACCATGTTCACCGCCGTGATTCCGTAGGTTTCGCCTTGGTAAACAATCCGCATTTGAACCGTGTATCCCGATCGGTATCGGACCCGAAAAACTGCCCTTGTCCCTGCCTCAAGTTGTCGGCCCCTCATCGATTCGATTCCAGCCGTCGGCGTAAACTGACAAGGCTCGTCGACAACGTAAGCCGTCCACGAAACGACAGGCTGGCCCGCTGCGTCGACCGTCTCTGTCGGTTGTTGAATTGTGCATCGGTGCCGCAAGGCCCCGGTACGTTGGTTCTTTGGCCTCATGGGTAGCTGCTCCGCATAAATCGCCGAACCAACATTTCGTAAGGTCGCATGGTTTGCATCGCATCGGCCATAAGCATGTCTCGATTTTCAAAGTAGTGAGCCGCAAGCATCAAGATAGCCGCCCTAGCCGCCTCTGGTACGCTTTGGCCGTCCTGCGAGTGTCCAGCCTTGTAGGTTATCGCCCAAGCATCCCAACGCGATACGGTCGCTGGTAGCGTCACTAAGTACGCAAGCCGGATTTCGTCAACGTGTAGCTGGTACTGGTTGGCCGCTAGCGTTTGGAGTGCGTTTAGGCCATCGTAGTATTGAATCGAGGTTATCGAGTGAATCGGGCTTCGCGGTAGCTTAAATCCGTCAGCCCAGAAAGGCACTCGCACCCGCAAGGTTTGGAAGCATGTTACGCTGTCGGTATCGTGTTCCCATTGCTCCCTAGCCGCCCCGATTAGAGCGGTAAGGTGCGTGTCATGGCTTGTGTCGCTGCTTGCGATTTCGAGTTGTTTCTTTACCTCGCTGAGCGTCACCGGCTCCGCTGTTGGTTTCGTCACTACTTCGGGTTTCAATCGCACTTGCAACACCCCTTTGAATCAAAATCAACGCCACGCCATCGGAGAGACTTTCCAGCCTTGAACCAGCCGGAAAGCCTCTCCACATTGTCAATAGCTCGACGATCACTAGATCACCAAGCAAACATCGCCATCGGCAACACCCGCCGAAGTCGTTGGTGGCAATTTGCCGTAACCAAGGACAGCGACGCCCGCGATGAAACCGCCGTTAGAGCCATCGCCAAAGGTCGCGACAACCTTCAAGAACGGCTCCCGGCCCCTCATGTCGACCATGAAAGCACAAGTCTGTCCGTCGTCGGTCGCACTTGGCAAGGCAAGCGTAGCCCCGTTGTAGCCTGTTCCAGCCGCAAACGTCGCTCCGGTAATGTCGGCATAAACGCCGCCACTGGTGGAGCTTTGTTGAAGCTTCAAGGCCGTCATCGCAATGTCAGTCGCTCCGAGTTGGAGCACGATCAAAGCGAAGTCAAAACCTCGGCAGTCGATAACGTCAGCCGTCACCGTCGCGTTGTCGACGATTGCCGCTGGCTTGATTGCCGAGACACATTTCACGTAATGCAAAGGATTCACAAGTCACCTACTTTCTTTTGTTGGGTTTGGTTAGGATGCCGAGACCAATTGGAGGATTGGGCCTGGGTTGCTTGCGTCGCCGCGCTCGTGGACGTTGTAATCCCATCGCATGGTAGAGCGGAAGCCAATTTCGTCGGTCTCGAAGTACCGCGAAACGTCGCCGACCAGCTCGAAATTGCGACGCAATCCGAGAGTGGAGGCCATTCGCAAATCGCCGAAGTAGCCAAACTTGGTCGATGCTCCGATGGTCTTTGGCAAGACTTCAGAGAAGACAACCGGGTAGCCGAGGAACTGAGTTACAGGCCCTTGCCCAAGGTCTTCCTTGTTGTTGCCGCCGAGGGCCAATTGAAGGCGACCCATGACGTTCGACCAAACGGCTTTCGAGACAAACCACGCCGGATTGATTCCAGCGAACTCAGGCAATTTGCCGAGAGCTTCCTGGAACATCGCAATCGTGATCGTTGCCGCCGTGTTTTGCCCTGCTGCTGCCGTAACAACCGATCCGGCTGCGAGTGCATTGGCAAGACCAACAACGCCGTGATAAGCCCCGGTTCCATCGCCAAGGAAACCCGCTTCGTCTGCTGCCAAGGCGTGAGCCAAAGCCGCTTCGGTTGCGATTTCTTCGGCCATCGAAATCGTCGAATCTTCACTCAATTCGCTGGAGACCTTGGTAAGCGTTCCCCACTTGCGAGCGACGAGATTCAACGGCCCGTAGGTCGCCTGGGATTGCGTGATTTCCTTCGACTCGCCAACTGGGTATGCCCTCATCCCGGTAAGGCGTCGCGAAGTCGTCAGGGTGTCCGAAACCATGTTGCGAACGAATGCGTAACGAGGAATGACGCCGTACTGGACAACTAGCCGAATGACGCCCGCGACAAACTCAGGCGGGACCAAAACCCCGGCCCCGGTTGGGTCGTTGGTTTGGAGCGTGTTTTGCACGCCGTGATCCTTGCACCATTGCCGAGCCGATTCGCTGCCGAAATGGGCCTGGAAGAACTTGCCGACGCGGAAGGCTTCTGCCTCTCCATCCGGCCCAGTAAACACCGCTAAGGGCTTGGTTGCCCGAGCCGTTGCCGGGACTCGGAAGGTAGCCCCTGCAAGAGGCTGGCTGTCAACGTGTTGGCGAACCGTGTTGGAGACGGCTTGCTCGATCTTCATCGCCCGTTCGCGTTGCTTGGCGAGATTCTCGATCTGGCCCGGCTTGCCTTCGGTCCCGAGGATGGTGTCGATCTCGGCTTGCTCATCTTCGAGCAATTCGCGAGCCTCTTGGGTTGCGATTGCTTGAATTGCTTGAACCTTGGCTTGCAAGGCCTGAATTTCGTCTGCTAGTGCTTTCGCGCTCTTCATTTGGACTGCCCTTTGTGGGTTGGGTGGCAGTCGTTAAACCAAGATAGCGGCATGACTGCCACGGGAAACAAACTGTTTTTACCGTGTGTCACTGCCGCTAATAAGTTGCAGAGTTGTTGGCACTTCTGGCCGACGCAATAAATCTAGGTTACTGGCCCGGGCTTGTCAAGTGTTTTGAGAATTGGGCCATTTTCTGGCGTGCTAGCATCGTTGCTGCCGACTCGAAAGCGTTCTTCGGCTTCTTGTACTTTTTGCCATTCTCGACGCGCCCTGTGGCAAGGCCAGAGGCTATAGCGTCGTCCACGTTGTACCAAGTCTCGGCAGCCATCAGCGATTCGATCTCCGAAGGATCCTTGCCGATGAACTGCCGGTAGATGTCAACCAGCGACGCGTCATAGCTTTTCAACGCCGAAATTACCTTGCCTAGTTCGTCTTGGTTGCCCATCGCGAAGGCCATCGCTCGATGGATCATAATCCGCGATCCGTCGGCCATTAGGCGATTCTTGCCAGCCAAGAAAATCACGCTAGCCGCCGACGCTGCTAGGCTATCGTTGATCGTTGTCACCTCCCCGCCGTGTGATCGAAGCGCGTTATAAATGCCGATCCCCTCATCGGCCGCGCCGCCTGGGCTGTTGATTCGGATAGTCACCGGACTGGATCCGAAAGAACGCAATGCATCAACGACGCCCTTTTGCGTGATCGGAAATTCATCCCATCCATCGCCAACGATACCGCTTAAAAGGATCTCGTTGGTTTCTGCTTTGACTTCGATCATTATTTCGCGCCTTTCAGTTCAAATATGCGATCTTCCCACGTTTTAACCTCGTTTTCGACGGCTTTCTGTAGCGATTCGCCACCGTATTGAGCCGCCAAAGTCGCTAGAATCTGCGTCGATTTCTCGCAATGGAGCCTTGCTAGGTCACGGTCGAGCCCGATCGCCTCGATCTTGTCGGCTAGCTTATTTTCCCATTGCGGATACTTTTTGCCGATCCAAGCGACGAATTGAGCTTTTTTCGATGCGTTGATAGCGTTATTGCCTTCGGTTCGAATGAGCCCCCGTAGCATTTGCTCGACGGCCCGATCGTTTCGGGCTTGCTCTTGCGTGTCCTCTTGCGAGCCCTCTTGGTCATCCTCTGGCGTGTCCTCTGCTTCGTCCGGCGATTGCTCCCCGGTCGCTGTGCTGATCGCCGGGTTGATGAATTCATCGCCTCCGACGTAAGGATTCAGGTCCAACTTGGCCCGGCATTCGTTCGGGTTCATGATCCTTGACGCAATGGCCTTGGAGAATGATTCCATCGTCGTTGCTAGGTCGGTTCTGTAGAGTGCTGCCGGGTTGCACTTAAAATAGACCTCCCTTGAATTCTTTTCGCGTCGAGTGCGAAGCTTCATATCGCACTGCTCTTCAAATTTAACTAGCCAATGGTCCAGACATTGAAGGTAAGCTAGCTG